TACCCAAAACTTTGTAGCCTCTTCTAATGTCTGTCCAAGAACCAACAACAGTTTGACTGATTGATCCGGTGCTTGGCACAAATGCTACTTCGGCGTAATTAGTTGCCGTAGAAGTAGAAAACAAAATTGCATAAAACTTGCCAACAGGCATTGTTCCGTTCCGCACATACGCACTGAATGTGTATCGCCTTCCCGTGCACAGAATATTTCCCATTGATTGGTCAAGGGACGCATTTGAAGCATTTTCTCCCGCGTTACTGCGGGGAACAAGTCTCCAAACTTTTGATGTTCCCTCTGGTGCTGGCAGATCAGTGTCTAAAACTTCCGTTAAGCCGTTGTTTGATGTCCAGTTGGATGTGGTTAGAGTTTCGCTGTCCTTCAACAGATTTCGCACATACGGAGAATACGCTCGGGCGGCGGCGCAAGCACCACTCATTGCTGGCGTGTAGTCTGTGGTTAAACCGTGTCTGCTGAATGAGAACGCCACCAGATTAACATGGTGTCCTTGTGAATACGATAGGTCTGCCCGTTCAAGAGTGTGTCCGCTTGCTCCAGCCGGAGAAGCAAATGCCCATGTATACAAGGAAAATCCTGCTGTCCGTCCCACATCGGTGGTGGCTCCCCAAGAACCATCCACCAAATTTCTTCCCACTTGAGGAATCGCATATGTGGTAAAGTCGTCTGCTTCGTGTGTGGCTATCACCACATGACCGCCGTTTCCGTATCGTGTTGGATGTGAAAAACTGATGCCGTGAGTACCCGTGGTTCTGCGTGCAGCACCAGTCATTCCACTGGCGTTTACAATGCTTGTGGGTTGCGTTGCTGTAGATGTTCCGATTCGGACATTTGCCCAAGCATCACATCCAACAACGGGAAACACCGAAGAACCAATAGTTGCCGCTGAAAAACTGCTCATGCGAACACCACCAATCCAAACGAAAATGACGGAAAATTAGCCCACAGGGTTGCAGTGATAAATTGGTTGTTGTCTCTGCCAGCAGCCGCTACTCCGATGGAAGAATTTTTTGGGTGGGTCAATCTGACAAAAAATGAATTGGTTGTTTTGGGGTACACCGATGACGACACCACATGGAGAAGTGATGGTGGACTTAATTCATTCGAGTACCCATTCAGAAACACCTTGTACTTGGTGTTGGGCATAGGTGTCACGAATGCAATCTCAAGTGCATCATAGTATTGAGCAGAAGTTCCCGCCCTTTGCTTCAGATACAGGTTGTATCCGTCTATGAAATTCACGGAATCAAATCCGTTTTGCGTGGTAGCCGTGCTGGCGTGATTGCTGAACAGCCCCCAAGCACGAACAGTCGCCCCGTGTCCGGTGAATGGTGCTGTCAATGCGCTGTACATCACAGTCTCCTGAGTATCTGTGCCAAGTTCATCTCTATGGGAATCTGATCCAGTTTCAGATCATCAATTATTCCGTCTTCCTTTATGTAGTTCAGATACAGGAGGACCGTTTTCAGAGAAGAGTGTACATCGGGTTCAAGTTTGAAAAATAACATCCGCGCAGTTGGGGCTGATCCAAACACATTTCCAAGTATTACAAGGTGGTTCAGCAACAGTATGGGACGCAGTTTGCCGCTACGATTGTATTTCTTCAGCAATCGCTTCACATACTTGATTTTGCACAAGTCTTCATTGAACTCTGCCATGCTTAAGCAATCGGGATTGCTGTAGTTTCCCATTGCATACAGCATGAAATTGTCTTTGGTCAACCGCTTGAAGTCCATGACGAAGAGGGGTTAGGATCACCAGTCACCGAACGAGCGCATACCGTGTTTCTCTATCGTGCGCTTGATCTTGCTCTGCCGAGCAATCACATTTGCAGCACCCGTGTGCGGGCTTGGCTTCTTCTCTGCCTTCTTCTTGGTCTTGCCCACAGCCTCTTCCACAGCCTTCAGTGCGCCCTTGTGGAACCGCTTGCCCTTGCCGCTCTTGTCTGCCCGTGCCGATGCGGGATCGGGAGACTGCAAAGGAATGCCGGGCATCATCTCTGTGTATTCCTTCACGGGCTTCTTCTTGGCACGGAGCAGCGCAAAGTCCTGTGCATCCAATTTCTTGTTCTTGTTCACATCAAGCCGCTTCTGACCGCCAACAAGTGCTTCCTGTACACCCATAGCCCGCTTGATGCCCTTCACGGCATTGGCTTGCTGCTTGCCAGTGAGTTGCTTGCCCCTCTTGTGTCCGCTCAACATGGACGACAGTTGCGAACCGCGCTTGGCAACATATGCGTCCTTCGTTGCCTTGCTCAATTCGTCAATCTGCTCCACGCCTTCCTTCACGATCTTGTGGTGGGGAACGGTGATGCTGCCGTACTCGCCAACATCAACCACATAGCCGCCACCGTGCTGCGCTGCCTTGCTGCTGCCGCCCTTGTCGTGGCGCACGATTCTTCCACGCACCATCTTGCCCTTGTGGGGAACCTTTACGGTATCTCCGGACTTGTGCATTTCTTCAATCGCCTCAACGCCTTCCTTTACGCTCTTCTCTACCTTGCGCCACTTTTCGTTTTCTCTCTTGAACTTTGGCGTTTGCGCCTTGCCAGCCACGGTTCCATCGTTACTACGAGCGCGTAGACGGGCGTATGTTGCGCGAGATGCACGCGCAGCAGCCTTCTTTTGCTGTGCAGCGGACAGGTTTGGATTGTTGTAGTCCGCTGTTGCCTTATCCCTTTCCCGAGCGGTGATTGCATCGCGCATGGGGGTGAGGAGTTCGTCAATCTGCTCTGCGCCTTCCTTCACCTCGGCGCGACTGCCGCGCTTGACCAGTTTGCCGCCGCGACCGTAGGTGCGGGGCGAGTCCTGTTCCTTTTGGTCGCGCTTCATCAAACGGCGTGAAGCAGCGTCATGCTTGGCTTCCTGCCGCCGTCCACGCGCAGCAGCCTTGCCGCTCTGTGTCATCTTTGCAGCGTAACCGCTCTGTGCTTTTTGTTCGTGCTTCTCAATCTTGTTTGCCATCTCTCGCGCACGGGCATCGGTCTGGTAGTCCTCGGTGACCGCATCGCCGTCCTCTTCAACTCCCTCGGGAACCACTTCAACACGGGGCGAAAGTTTGGCAGTTACGCGATACAGCCCGTCTTCCGCAGTCTCAACCGTGACCGAAAGGGTGAACTCCTGCAAGCCAGCGTTTGGATTGGCGCGTCCGTCAAAGCGGATTCCGCCACCAACACCGTCCACGCCGTCCACGCGACCAAACAGAGTGACAGGCACGGCAAATGCGCCCAACTGATTGCCCTGCCACATCCACGGTGTCCACGGGAAGTCAAGCATGAACAGGTTCAAGCGAGTGCGAACCTTGATCAGCGCATCGCCCACATTCTGATGTGTGAAGCGGTTCAAGGAGTTCAGAACGGCATTCACCTTGGTCAACAGGTTTGCGTTGGCAGGACCAACATCGGTGTCGATGCCACGATTGGGGTAGCCCGTGAGGGTTTCCTTGTATTCACTCTCGTTTAGTGTGCTGCGGAACGCCTTGAATCGCTTGTGTTCGCTCATGTGTCTTCCCTTTTCGCTTTATTCGCTGGTTGAACCTGATCGTTGATCCGATACATCAGAGGCACGCTTACTGCCGCTGCCTGCCTTCTTGCGGCGATCTGCCGCCCAATACATCTTGCCGCTTTTCTTGTCCTGCCGTGCCAACGGGTGGACGGAGCCACGCGCGGGCGGAACAGGCTTCTTGACTTCCGCGGCATTCTTCTCGTAATCTGCTTTGGCTTTGTTTAGTCGGGCTTGAGCAGGAGAGCCTTCCCACTTGGCTTCATCAAGTTCAGCACGCAGACCGAAGAATGTCTTGCCTTCGCTGACGCTCCTCCATCCGCCACCCTGCTCGTTGTACCACTTCACAGCCCATCCGTTGGCGTAGGCTGAGGGATACACATCAAACTTGGCACGAGCCTTGGCTTTGGCACGCGCCCACAGGTCTGGCTTCGTGGGCTTGTTCTTCTCCATGAGGGCTTGCGCGTCTTCGCACAGCCAGAACATATCCAAGCCTTCGGTGGTGGGAACCTCAAAGGACTCCTCTACCGTTTCCTTGCCAAGCGTAGCCTTGAACGCATTGAACAAGACAGGAGAACCCGTGATCTTCTTCACCATGCTGTCCAACATGGTGATCATCATGTCCCGATACACCTTGGACGCGCCCATGCTCTTGGCTTTCTGCGGCGACTCAAGGGCACGGCGAGCCGCAAGCACATCCTTTTTCTTCACCAAACCGCTGCGGAGCAGAGTCTTCTCCCGCTCCTTCTCCACGCCTTCAATCACGGTAGCGGGTTCCTTGGACAGAGATGCACGCATCGTGGCGTACAGGCTCTTGTTGTTCAGCACACGATCCACCACATCCACAAGGATTTCCTGCATGAGCATCCGATACGCCGGATTTTTCATTGCCTTGTCGGGATCGGCAAACAGGGTCTGTGCACGGCGCACATTGTTCTTGGACACCAAGCCCATGCGGAGCAGGGTGTTTAGTTTGGATGCGATGGCGGGGGTCTTGCCCATTGGTTCCATAGGAGTCTCCTGTTGTCCCTTTATTTAGTTTTCTTCAGGTGGCTGGTCATGCGGGGAGCGTTGCCTTTTCCGCTCCGTTCAGTCTCTGGCTCAACCCGCCTTTTTTGAATTACAGCCCGCTTCTTTTCCTTGTCGCTCATCTCGCTTGCTGTTTCAGGGGTTTCGCTGCTGACACGGCGGCTTGGTCGGCACTTGGGGTATTTGCCCTTGGAGGTGTCACCCCGACCGCAGGGCGGATACTGCCCTGTCTTGGGGTCTTTCTTGCCGCCAATGTTTACCCACTTCTCCTTGAACCACCGCGACAGGTCTTCGTCTATCTTGCACGGAGGGGTGGGGAACTGTGTGCTGTGCTTGGAGAAGCCGCCCGTCTGACCCGGTGTGGGCGGACGCCGCTTGTGCTTGTCGCTCTCCACCAGCCGCGCAGCCGCAGCAGAGTATATTTCAGAATAGTCAATGGATTCTTTACGCACGGTTCGCATCCCCTTCTGTAAGTCCTTGAACAGTGCCCGCACATCGGTTGCGTTTGCGCGGCGGGGCATTCCGCTCTTGAATGTTGCCATGTCGTTTGCAGCCACCGCAGCCCGCAGTTTGGACGCGCTCATGCCTTGCACACCACCCGCGTCAGGATCGCGTTGCCCTGCGCTGATTACATTGATGGATTTCAGTTTGAGCGGTTCCTTCGTGCTTGGACTCATAAACTTCTTGAAGGCATCGTATTCGCCCGCACGATCCTGCCCACCCGCAATAAGCACATGGTCATAGCCTTGATCTGCTAACCAATACAGCATATCCACCGGATTCTTGATTTTGGGATTGTCAATAAAGTTGGCTTCAGGAAAGAACTTCTTCAAGTAGTGAAACTTCTGCTTGGGTGTGAGTGGGTTCTTTTTGGGATCGTTGGTGCGACTGCTGAACATGGCGTGTTCTGCTCCGTGTTTCTTTGCAGCGGCAACCACTGTGTCAACGAGCAGTTGGTGACCGGAAGTTGGTGGCTGAAAGCGACCAAATGCAACCACGATGGTTTTGCCTGGTCGCGCAGACTGAGATTTACCTCTAACCTGTTTTGCCACGGGGATCACCTCCGATATTGCACTTCCGACACCAACTGCTCGTTAGTCTTTGCTCCATGTCTTCGGCACAGTGAAGTTGCTGCGCGAAAAGTCAAGGCGGTCTACGAGTTTCACCGCTTGATTGCTCATCCGATCAATGGCTACGAATCCCTCTGGTGAGGTGACTCGGTAACCCTTGCCGTCACGGATGAAAGTCCCGATTTTGCCGGACAGGGATGCGAGTTTCTTTACCACGACCAGTTTCAGGTGTGCCAACTGATTATGTAGGGCAAACACCCGAGCAATCTGGTTGCGATTGCGCTTGATCCAATCCATTGACGGAGTGGGCTTGGTCATCTTGGTCTTGCGCTTGGCTTGTGCTTTTGCGCCAAGGAACGCAAGCATATCGTTTACATCGGCATGGGAGGTGAGAGTGCCCTGTGCCACAAGCGAGTTCACATACATCTTGATTGCGTCACGGACTCCCACATTCTTGGAGATTGCGGTCATCACGGACTTTAGTTGTGCGGCGGTGGATTCAAGCCCCGCAATCGCGGCTTCTACGCTTTCGCGCTCCTCAGCCGAGAACAAGCCGCTGCCGTCTGCCACGCGCAGGGTGGCATTGTCGAACCACACATCTCGCGTCTGCCGCAGTCCGCTCAAGTCAGGATTGAACTTTGCGGTGGCAGTTGCAAGGCTGTTGCCCTCGTATGCGGTGTGGAACACGATGCCCATCTTTGCGGATGAGATGCGCTTGCCCAACGCGCTTGCAGGATCAACGGCATAGGTAATGGTGTTGGGCGTGAATGTCAGCACGGTCTTGCCGTCAATCTTCGTGCGGAGCAGCGAGGACTTGTCAAACATGAGATCGCCTTGCAGAACACCCTTGATGCCCAGTTTGGACAAGTATTGCAGCGCGAGTTTCAGTTTCTCGTTCAGACCAGGTGACGGGTGGTTTGCGTCAATGTCCGCAGCGGTAAAATTCAGTTTGGGTGTCACATTGAACACGCTCTTCGTGCCCACGAAAAACTTGCCGGTGGACGGATCGGTTCCGCAGATAATGGCAGGTGCGCCGTCCCACTTTACCGTAATCTCGTGGCTGCTTGGCGCGTTTGCAGCCAGTGCGTCCATGACACCACGAACCGACTGTATGGCTTTCTTGAAACCAGCGTAGCCGTTGTTGAGGATTTCGTCCTCCAAGTGCTCCAAGTGGACATTCTTGCCACCCGAGGCTTTGACGGCTTCACTCAAATATTCGTTGAATCGTATCACTGGCTTCCTCCGCTTCCATATTTAGGAAACTCGGACAGCCTGTTCCTCGCGGTATAGGCGAATTGCGTCCACAAGGGCTTCCACATAGTCCATCGGGTCGGCTGTGAACACTTGGCATCCACCGTCTTCCACCCCGATCAGAATGGCAATATTTCGCAAAGCGCGACCCGTGAGATCCTGCCACATGAGCGCATAGGCAGTAGCCTGCATGAAGTAGTCCTGTATTGCATCTTCGGACTTTGGGTAATTCGCGGATTTGAAATCAATGACGGACGGTATTCCGTCAAATTCTCCAATGCAGTCCGTCCTGCCAGCCAAACCAATCTTTTTGGACCACAGCGGCACTTCAATGGCGTGGATCGCCCCAATACGATTGATGTCTTCACGCATGGACACAAAGAGATCGACCTCGCTCGTTCCCGCGCCCTCCGTGAGCGCAGTTGGCGCAAGATCGTTGCGGAGATAGGCTTCAATGATCGAATGGAGTTTTGTGCCACGGGACAGTACTCGCTTGGATTCTTCGGGGTTGTCTCGCCGCCACTTTGCAAAAAATGCACGCTTCTTCCACCCCGTAACGGTGGTCACAGACGGAAATATTCCGTCAGGAGTGCGGTATCTCCTGCCTTGTGGGGTTTCAACGCTTTCAATATTTTCGTTGAGGCTCACGAACTCATGGCAAAAAGTCTTCATTGTTATTCTTCTGGCTTTTCCTCAACTATTTCCGTGCCTTCAGGCAAAGAGTTTTGTGCCTTTGGCTTGGGCTGCGGAACAGGCGACTGATTGCGGTTCTGCCACACGGTTGCATCCCGCCATTCAGGGTTGTTCTGTTGCTGTTGCTTGATCCAAGCAAGATATTGTCTCATGTCCGTCATAGTGTTCTCCTTCTGGTATGTAGGAGTGATTCAGTCATCTTGTTCGCACTCTCTGATTATTTCGTCGTACTCCGTCAGGAACTCATGGCAGGCTTTAGTGTATTTTGAAGCCGCAGAAGAAAATACCTCAAATACCGATTTCGTGAACGGGTGTGCATTTCCCAAAGTGACCACCGCTGGCAGCAGAACCGAAACGGTGGCTTCCTGTATGTACGAGTATCGGGTGTCAAATCCGTGTTCACGCGACTGCATCTGCTCCAATCGCGTCAGTGCGTCACCGAAACGGCGACTGTTTTTTTCGGTTAGTGTTTGCAGAGAGCCTTGTGCTGCACTGACCACAGACTCCACCACACCAACGGAAGCACGCTTGATGCTGTAATCACACTCTTCCTTGATGCTCAAAAACTCAAAGGGCTTGGTCTTGGAACGAATTTCTTTCAGCACGGAGTGGTAATCATAGAACTTCAGTTCTCCGCTGTCTTCTTTTATGATGTCCGTGTTACGCATGGCATAAGACAGTGTGCATATACGGCTGAACATTTCTCGCGCAGCAAACGCTTCAGCAAACACTGCTTCATCGGAATTACTCCAACACTTGAACAATCCACCAAACTTCGGGCGATACCGTGTCTCTGTGTGTGGTGCTTCCACCCACAGCACCACAGGCGTGTGTTTCTCCACAAGACTTTCCACAATGGCATTTGAGAGTTCTGCCCGAGAGCCACGGGAAACGCTGCACTGCAAAGCCAGTGCGTTCTCGCCG